TAAATTGTTTTCGTTTTAATGAACTATATAATGGAACATTAGGTAATTCACTTGGTGTATATGGCATTATTTCTCAACCTTGAATGTAAAGTCGTTATCATGGATATCATTAATTTCTCCTATAGTTCCACTACCACTTACAAATCTGTATAACACTTTGTAATACCTTTCTGCCTGTAATCCATTCATCCAAAGATTAAAATAATGTCCAGATGAATCACAACTCACTGCAGTGTATTGGTCAAATGGTATTATGGTTTCTTCAGTTAGTGCATCTTTAACAGAATAGAATAGAGTTCCACTTGGAAATGTAGTTACTTGTAATGTGCGTGGTGTGGTTTCATAAGTTTTTGCAGGATATCTTTCTCTACCTGCTAATCTAAATTTTATCTTTGAATTTTCTTTATATGAATCTCTCATACCTCTCATATAAAAAACTATATCGTCTAATTGAGAACCACTCATTAAAGTTAAAGCTGTAGAACCCGTCGAATATACAAAATCTTTCCAAACTACTTCTAATTTTGGTTGATAGATTGTATTTGTATCTCGTGAAAAGAATTTAAATTGTCCGTATCTGGAAGAATCTCCTTCGGGACAATTTGAATCATCATTACCCACACTACCACTTCTTTTTATAATAAATCCGTTGTTTGGATAAGCTGAACTCGAAGCAAGTAATATACTAATAGGTTCAGTAACATTCATTCTCATATCATATCTATCATAATCAAAAGATTGAGATGCTTCTCTTAAACGTTCTCCTGCTGCAGCACTACCACTCCACCAAGTTCCACCTGTATCATTATTCTCAGTTACCCATTGAGTACCATCATTCTGACCAACTCTATATCTCCAACTAACACCATCAGTAGTTTCTGGGTTATCGTGAAAAGTACCTTCTCCCGCTGTCCAAGATTGTGAAACAATGTTAGCGTATAAAAGTTGTGAAGTTGAAGTTAATCCAGAAGAACCAGCATCATAAAGATTTAAAAAATATGAAGCACTTGCATGATGTGGTCGGGAATCGGGAATTAAACCATCAACTATTGACCCTGTAATTTCAGTTAAATCAAATTTAATTAATGCTCGAGATACATTGATAACCGATGCGTTATCATTCATATCTTTACGAACTTCTAATATTTCATCTAATCCAGTATTTCTACTTTGTGTTGCACTACCCTCATAAAGTGTAGCGTCTGCATCTGCGTATATAAAATAATGCATTTAATTATCTCCTAATATACATCACCAACTATTTTACCCTCAATATCTACATTTGGAAATTTAATTTCAAATATTGATGGATCTCTAGCTGGATATATTGCTCCATTTTTAACTACCGTGGGATCAGTAAAATCATACAATACTTCATTGTATCCTTTAGCAATATTCCATTTGTTTTCTATAACAACTGGTAGGTTAAATGGATTGTCAGTCTTTGGTGGTACAACTCCTGCAACCCCGTCCACATCACTTATAATATTTGCTATCTCAGTTGTTACTATTGGTTGATTGATTTGCCATTTTTCAATTCTGAAAAATTCTTGTACCGCTTTTGTTGCCCGTAACAATACTTCAGATTTATTAAAATTTCTACTCACTAATATAGAATATTTTACTCCTATATTAATAACATAAGCATCTTTAATATTAATTGCGTCGGTCAAAATTCTTGTTTCTCCAAGATATTTGGCTAAATTTTGTTTAACCAAATTATTACATAGAGTTAATTTTTTTGTTGCAGTATATCCAAGAACATACATATTTAATGCCAACGGATTAGCTTCCGTATTATCACCCACATCTAATAAATCATTCTGTACCACATATGCCTTAGCAATAGAACCATATTTGGGTGGTAGAGTATATGCTCTAATCACATAATCTTCTTTTGTTACTGACCTACTTTGTGCCTGAAAAAATGCTAAAGTATTATTTTTAATTTCCTCAATTGATTCTTCACTCTGACCTCCAGTAGCCTGACTTGGATTAGTTACTGTTAATGAATTTTTAGCCGCGGTAACTTCTGATGTGGTTAATGTAGAATCCACAGCCGCATATACCAAATTAGACCATGCATTTAAATCTCTTACTTTAGCATTATGTCCTGTGCCACCCCCATGTGCATATTTAACTGTCAATACAGTATTGGACGGTGCTTCTCCATATGCTCTCGTGTTAGTAAAATTCAATGGGTCAAAAGTAATTCCTAATTTAGTTGGTGAACCTGATATATTACTACCTACCGAAGTTGGATTTGGTACTACTTCTTCATCAGGTGCAACCAATATTCCGGCTCCAAACCTTAATTCTGTTTTTTTATCTGGTCGTCTATATGTTACAAATCTTTTAGAAGTTTTTAATAATTTTAAAACATAAGGAACTGTACCTGAAAATTGTACTAAATTTCTATCATTATCTATATTATTCTCAAAATCACTCAATACGGTATCTTGAGCTAAAAAAGGAACTTCATTCCAAGTATTTCCGTCACTATCTGTTATAGAAATAATTTCTGTAATATTACGTTTATTTAATAAAATACTATCATACTTTGTAGCTTGGCCGAATGGGAATGTTTCCGAAGTAACCTCTCCACTAATTGCCTTAACTCGTTTTGTTATTATATACCGAGTTGGAGCTCCAGTACTATCTGTTGTTGTTACTTCAAACGTTCTTGGACTCGAAGAACTATTTACTTTAAAATTACAATCTTCCAATAATCTAAAATCTACTCCCGTAGTATCACTTGTAACACGAGAATTATATCTAATATTTAAAGCATAATCCCAATCTGGTTCTAAATTATCTTCTGTGCTAACTGGTACTGAATGTGTTAAAGTTAATTCTACTATTGATGGTGTAATAAATCTTGGTTTATATCCTAAAGATTGTGCTATATTATAAATTGTATTTTTTTCTTGTGCAAATGGTAATAAACTTTCTTTAAAAGTATCGTCAATATAATAATTTAATACATCTCCTACATATGCTGCCATTTCCACCATCATCATTGCTGGTGAAGATTCATTAAAATCATTATAAACTGTAGGATAATATGTTTTTGCAAACTCAAGCAAATTATTTCTTAAACTTCCAAAATCTTTTCCTAAATATTTTACTTGTTTATCAAATTCGGCCATCTTACTCTCCTGTCTCGTAGGTTAAAGAAACCTCTTCACCACTTGTTAAATCATTTTTTAAACTAAAGTGTACATCTACATTTAATCTGTTATCAATTTGTTCAGAAGTCGTTTTATCAATTGAAAGATATGGTAGCCAAGTATCAACTGCTTCTTTAACCATTTCTTCAACTCTATCATTAACACCTGTTTCAATTTGTTCAAATAACAATCTATGTATATCACATCCAAATTCTGGATGTCCCAATCTCTCACCTTTAGCAGTTAATAAAAGATTTCTTAAATTATGTCTTGCCTGTTCCAAGGTCGTTTTAGTTTTTCTAAAAATACCATCATTAGCAAATCCCAACGGAAATGCTAAACCTATAAAGGTATCTGGATCTAGGTCTTTTTCTCTTGAACTCGCCATTTTATTTATTTTTCTTATCCATTGCTTTCATTAAACCACTATAATCTCGTGTTAATGCATCTTGTACTGCTTGAGGGACATCTTCTACTTTAACTCCTGGTACACTTTTAATAGTTTGAACTGCTCCAATTTCTCTTTTTTGTTCATCACTTCCTGCCGCACCAATATCACCATATCCTAATAACTCGGCTGCTCTTGATGAATCAAAAGTTTCTCCACTTAGAGTAGGATATTCTTCAAAACCTTCTTTTGGTTTTTGTTTAAATCCCGTAGTTTCATTTAAAATTTTATTAAGAGTTGTATCTTTAGAATAAACTGTAGGTTCTTCAATAACTTTAGTTTTAGAAACCACTTTCGGTTTTCTTTTAGTTTTAGTTTTGATAGATTTACCTTCAGTAATAAATATTTTGTTTATTTCTTTTTGTACTTCTTCACGTACAGTTTTAGCTATATATTTTTTAAGTCCTTCTAACTTCATTTTAATATCTCCTAGTTTGTAACTTTCTTTTTACCTATGTTATTTAATGTTTCTCTGGCACTTTTTAATCCCTCTAATGCCATCTTAATTGAACTCTTACCTTGTTCTTTAACTACTTCTGTGAGGTCATCCGCTATTTCTTTTGATTTTTCTCTTATAATTAAATATGTTGCTGGGGATGGTTGTGGGCCAACTGGTGTTACAATTGGTAGTAATGCTAATTTCTCTTGTGCATCTACTGTGAAGTCAGCTACCTGAATATTTTTTTCATAAGATTCTAATTGTTTATTCATATCTTCTAAATCTTTAGTGCTACCATTCAATTTTTTTCTTAACTTCTCAACATCTTCCATATCAAGAGTACCTTCATATTCCCCAATAGTAATTTCTGCCTGTAATGCAAATATACTATTTACCTTTGATTGTAAATACTTTTCTAACTGTTTACCTATTGGTGTTTTTGCCATAATTAATCACCCGTGGATTTTTTAATTTCCTGGGCCCTTTCTACTGCCTTTGCCCTTTCCAAATCTAGAGTATACTCATCTGCTGTTGGGTGGGGGGCTGGGGATGAAGGTATACCATCATCTGGCATACATTCCAACGTTATCAAATGGTCATGAATTTGACTATCAGTTGCTTGTGTATGAGTTATTATTACCGTTAGTAACTCTGGGTCATCTTCATCTTTAAAATACCAACCTGGTGCCGAGGAATAATATAGTTCACTATTAAAAACTTCTGAAAACCCTACTGGCTTATATCCTTTAGGACAAATAGGATCTCTCTGTATCTGAACCTCACGATTACAGGGTAGTTCGGTTTCAAGTCCGTACGGCCCATCCCCTCGTAAACGTTCCACATAAGTATAAGGTAAACCAAATACACCATTTTCCGGGTCATGGGGCATTGTGTAATGGACATCAGAGCGTGCAAAGTCTATAAATTCACGAGTTTCTGCTTGTCTATTTAGTGGTAACTTTATTTCATTTTGATCTTCTGCTCTTATAGGTTTTTCTTCCCATACAGTAACTTCGTTTCCTTCTGAATCTATTGTTTTAGTTTTTACTTGCCGCATACCTCCACCAGGAGAATCTGCAGTATATCCCGATGTGGCCAAATAAGCCTCCATTTCTGCGTCAGTTTTCTGTTTAGGTGATTCTCCCTTTGGATTTGTTTCATTTTTATATTTCGAATTAAATATTTGTCTTTGTATACTTTTTAAAATTGAAATCTCTGGTAATATTGCAGAAGCTTCAACTGGCCCTCCAGCAGTTACTAATAATTTTTTCTGCATTTTATCAAAAATACTAACAAGTTGATCCACTAAGTCTTTTATAAAATTTCCATGAACATAAGGTTGTCCATTAATAAGTATTTCAGGAGAATTAATAGAGACTTTTTTAAACCCATTTATAAACACTTCTTCTTTCTTTGACTGTAAAATCAACCTATCACTTTCTATTACAACTTGGTCTCCAGTTAATTCTGGAAAAGTATCTACTCCACTCACTCTTTCTTTTAAATCTAATGGTATTTGACTACCTTCTAAATAAATAACACTACCTTCATTATCAAAATATGGTGTAAATACCCCATCTTCACCAAATTTATTTGTATTATTTGTTATTCTCAAACATGGTTGAGTATCATTCTTACTGGTAAATTGTATAGTTTGTCCAAATCTACCATTAATAAATTTATCTCCATCTTTATATCTTGGTAATGGTACATCCTTTGTAACTTTATTATTTATAACGGATGCTGCTCTTTCCATTTCTGTAGTAGTTGCATTTCCAGAAAGTCCCATTGTAAAAATATTATAATTTAAACTTCTATTTGCACTCCAATCTCGCATATAATAAAGTTCTGTTGCTTCTGGTGGAATTCCATATTCAAATACCATAACATATTCATTTTCAGAAGGTAGATCAAAATCTCTAAGTGAAAATGGTTTTATCCATCTATTCTTTAATGTAGTATTTTTTTCAGAAGTAACTAACCTACCTTGTATTGCACCATATAATCCTGCATCTGTTCCTTTACCTACACTATATACTTTTTTAACTTCACATATATCAAACTGTATATAACGAAGGGCATCAGAATATTTTCGTATCATATGATACGCCTGATTTACTTTTACGAATCCGTCATTTCCAGTTGGTGATACAGTATTATTCTCAATTATCGGCATTTACTTTTATTTTCCTATTCACTTCATCTGTATATTCTTGAGCGTCTTGTGCAACTTTTTCTATAGAACCTACTAATTGTTCCTTTTCTTTTTCAGATAGTCCAAATTCATCTTCTGAACCTTTACTCTCTGAACTAACTAATCGTTGAACTATTGATGCCATCTTTACTAATTGTTCATCATTTTTTACCTTAATTTCTAAATATTCTTTAATAGCAGGGATTAACTGTACTGCAGTATCACCATCTTTTATAAATCCCACTATCTCTTTTATAAGAATATCTAACTGTTTTTTATTAGTTGCTGAATTATTATAGATATCCTCAAATATATCGGATAACGATTTTCCTTCAAATACTTTAAAATCTGACATTTGTTTTCTCGTGTTGTTTGGATTAGATTGACTCTAATATAAATATAACATTAAAATTATTCCGTTTTATATAAATATATACTAAAAAAAGAAATTCTTTTATATAAATAGTTATATAAGAGGACTTTTATAGTCCTAATTAATGCAATACTAACTAACTGGAGAAATACCAATGAGTGAAGTAGTAACAATGGTCAAAGGGTGGGTAGAAGACGTATCGTCTCTATTGTTATCTTTTGTTGCCATCGGAGCCATAGGCGAAGTATTATTCGGCAGTGGTTTCTTTGGTGTTAATGTTATTAGTAACCTAACATCTATTATAAATGGTTTCGGAGAATCTGGCTTTGCTGGATTAGTCGCGCTATTGGTGTTGGTGGGTTTATTTCGCAAGTAAAAGGATGTGAGTCCCGTCACCCACATCTAAGCATGAAAAACCCCGATTTAGTCGGGGTTTTTTGTTTTTATAAGTTAGATATAATTAAGCGTTAAATATAGAACCTGTATTGGTGGTATCTATTTGTCCTAAGTTTTGATAATCATATATCATATCTTTATAATGTTTTTTCATAACATTAATAACTCTGGTGATATGTTGAGTATTAGAACCTGTCATTTCACGAATAAGAATATACAACGCTTTCTTATTGAAATTCTCTACATTACGTCGTTTCCTAAATAATTCTATAACAGAATCTGCAACCAATATATCTTTTTGTCTACGAAATATATTTCTGATATTGTTATCCCAAAACTCTAACATTTGTTCTACGAACTCATTATAGGTTTCCTTAGAAGCCTTTTCACTTTCTTCAGAACTTAGATTTCTATTAAAATCTAAAACATCTAATGTTTTGGTTATTTTCATTTTTTTATAATTGTTGTTATTATGTAGAATCAAATAATTCTTACCAACAATACTAAAATAACTAAATGCCTTACCTTTACCTTCTTTAAACTTATGTATATTCATTATCAAATAAGACACTACCTCATTTTTTACTTCAGTTAATGGTATATCAAAATAATAAAATTTAAAAGTATGTATCAAATTTTCTGCCAATTTATCAAACGCCCTACCAATTTCAGCTACATATAAATCATTTTTCTCTAATCTATCGTCAGATTTATTATATGCAATAATTGCGTTTTCTGTATCTT